AGGGTTCTAGTGATAACTCAGTATGGTTTGATTTAGAGTCAAGTGCCAGCACGGTTAACAATGCTGGGACCGTTGCGACTGTTAAGTACGAATATCCGAATGCTTATTGGAGATATTACAGATATAAACTGGTAAGTACAGGAACAGGCGTTACACACTTTACTGGTGAATTGGGATTGAAAAAGAAATAGCGTATATGGTGAAAGGGTGGTTCGATTCCACCCTACGCACAAATTTTATATATTATGAAATACAAAGCAGGCAAAAATTGGACAGGGCTAAAAGAGTTTGAAAGTGACAAAGAGATATTCAAGAAATTAGCCGAGCAGGGACATTTAAAAAAGATTGAACCTAAAGTTTCAAGCAGAAAGAAAAAAGTAGTAGAACCCGAAAAGAATAAGTAATGCAAATAAGGTATTCAAACATAGGGACCGAGCCGATAACACAGGCAGAGGTTAAAAGCTGGTTAAAGGTTGACTTCGCGACAGAGGACACCTTGATTGATGCTCTGATTACCCAAATACGGGAATTATCAGAAGAGGCGAGTGGTTTGTCATTGGTTACTAAGACTATTGAATACTTTGAAGAGGATGAATGTATAATAGCTGATTGGGTAAAACTGCCTTATCCCGAACATGATTCGATTACTGAAGTTGTTTACAACGGTGAAACATTAACGAGTGATTCTTATTCAGTAACGGGATTAACTCAAAAGCTGATTAAGATAACAGGAAGTATTTCAACCGATGCCGACACGCTAAACGATAAGGGGTTAAAGGTTACTTACACTGCAAAAGGTACTTGTCCATCGGGTGTTAAATTGGCGATGTTAAAAGAGGTGGCAGAGGCTTACGAACGAAGAGGAAGCACTACGGAAGAAACGGTTAACAATTTGACGAGCAGTTTTTATAATTACTTACAGCAATTTAAGGCTTATTAATGGAAATAGGTAAACTCAATAGACGGATAACGGTAACAAGCTACGGGGCGAATACTTCGACTGCTACGGGTGGATATACTAAAGGTGCTGCAACCGATGTTGATACCTGGTGCCATGCTAAACCGTTAAGCCAAAAGGAAAGCCTAATAAACGGGCTTCAGATAGGGCAAAGGGCTTATGAGTTTACGTTTAGATACGAAAAAGGAAACGAAGTAAGTCAACAGACTGATTTGACATATGAGAGCAGGAACTTTAGAGTGATTAGCATATTGGAGATTGACGAGTATAAACGAGTGGTTAAGGTATTGGCAAACGAAAGGACAGACTAATGGGTGTTGATTTAAAACTTGATCCGATAAGTGAGAGAGCGTTTAAGAAGAACTTAAAGCAACTCGATAATTACCCCAAAGAGGTGTTTAGGTCAATTGTTAGTATTCTTTTCGATATAAGGACAGCGGCACAGAATAGATTGAAAGAGAATGGAAATATAGTAACTGGTAGGCTTAGAAATTCGTTATTTGTTAAAACACCAAATCAGATACACGCAAAAAGAGCATCAAATGCGTTATCATACAGTTACAAAGGTGGAAGCGAAAAGAGGTCTTTAGATGTAGCGTTGAGAGGATTTGAGGGTGCGGTAGGAACAAATGTTGAATATGCTTCAAGTATTGAGAATGGTTCTGCACCACACAAAATAACGGCAAAAACGAGCCGAGGATTAAGGTTTAAGATAGGCAAGCAGTGGATAACTAAACAGAGTGTAAATCATCCCGGGTATTCGGGCAAGTCTTTTTTGGGTTGGGCAGTTAAAAATACAAACTTTGAAAAGAGATTTGACGAAGCAAGGAAAAGAATAGAAAAGAAACTCAAATGAGGGATTGTAAAACGGAATTAATAACAGGATTGAAAACAGCCATTGACGCAAAGTCAACGGGGTTAACTTTTTACACGAAAGTTCCCAAAGGCATTAGCTATCCTTTTATTTACGCCACAGATATTTTCGATATTGAGGATGGGCCAAAGAATCAGTTCATGTATCAATACGAGGTTAGCTTAGAGGTGGTATATAAAGACCTAACCGATAAGACAGCAATGTGGAGCACTGTTAATTCGATAAAGGAAATTATAAACAACTGCGTGCCGTTTTCAATAGGAGGAAACTTTAATATAATGTCAATGACATTGATAGAAACAACAGAGGGCGAAGATTTAATAGACAGTCAAGAGGTTGACACAACAATAATAAGAGTGAACTTTAAAATTGAGGATAATAATTAAAATTTAATAGTATGGCAACAAAAATTGGTACTTGTGTTAAAATCACAATTGACACAGATGAATTAGTAGGTGAATTGAGCCAATCACTTGCAACAAGCGTAAATATAATTAATGTAAGCTCTAAGGCTTCAAAAAGGGCTACTAATGTTGAGTATGGACGTATAACTGATACTTTAAGTGTTAGTTCAATCGGTACTACTGACGGATCAGCAACAACCGCAACTTGGAAAGTGCTTCACGATGCTATTGTGGCTGGTACAAAGGTAGCTGTTGAGATTACTGAATACGATTCGGACGGTACCACTAAAACAACTGGAGCCGTTAACATCGCAGGTAGCGCAGTTCTTGGAAACTTAACCCAAGATTCACCAGATGATGATAGAATAACATATTCGGTTGATATGACTTTTGACGGTGCAATTACAAAATCAGTTAATGTCTAACGGAACGATAGAAATAAAACTACCCTACCCTGTAAAGGTGGGGTTTATTCGCCTATTCTTTAAGCGGAAGATTGGTTTTTCATTCGATCAGAGAAGTTTGTTCCAGGTACTTCAAAATAACAACATTGATTTACCGCAGCATTCTAAATGGTTAAAGGAAACCAGTCAAAGCAAGATTGTAATAGAAACTATCTACGCTGGCGCACAAAGTTATTGTATTGAGCGCAGACGTAAAGACAACTTCACCCGGAAAGGTTTAGCTTTAGCTTTATCAGAAGCAGGCGAAGAGGTCACACAAAAGATAGTTAAGTGTTACATGGACTCTGAAAAGCTTGGATATAAGAAAATTCCTGTTAAAAAAAAAGCGGTGAAACGTTAAGTTTTTCGGACTTGTATAATCTTGCTTTAGGTGAATTAGGGTTAATGCCCGATGAGTTTTGGAGATTAACAAGCGGAGAGCTAAACGCGAAGATGAGGGGATATGTTGTAAATAGGGACCTGGAAAGTGCAAACCACAGGAACTTATTTACTTTAATGGCAAACATAAACCGAAAGAAAAACTCAGCCGCAAAAGAGCCTAAAGATTTATGGCCTTTAGATATTGATTTTGTTGATGCACCTAGTATGGATGAGCGTTTGGCCTTTTATAAAAACATTGGCAAACTAAGCAAAAAGGAGAAAGAAAATGGCGTTTAAATTATCTGATTTACTTGTAAAGTTAAGGCTCGACAATAAGCAATACAATACGGAGCTTCAAGAGTCGGGAAAGAAAACATCTTCATTTGGTAAAGGTATTAAAAAGATTGGCGGGTTAATCGCTGGTGCCTTTGCTGTTGGTGCTGTTACTAATTTTGCCAAAGAAGCTGTAAAAGCTTTTGACATTCAGGCCCAGGCAGAAAACCAATTACTAGTTGCCTTAAAAGGTCGTAGGGATGTGCAGAGGGACTTAATAAACCAAGCAAGAGAATTACAGGGTGAAACACTATTTGGTGATGAAGAAACAATTCGCGCACAGGCTTTAATAGCTGCATTCGTAAAAGAAGCAGACCAGATAAAACAAATCATTCCACTTGTTCAAGATTTGGCAACAGCAAAAGGTATGCAATTAAGTGCTGCTGCTGATTTAGTTTCAAAAACTTTGGGTAGTTCCACAAATGCCCTTTCTAGGTATGGTATAGAAGTAGAGGGTACAGTAGGAAGTGTTGAAAGGCTTGAGTCATTAATGGGTGGGTTAAATGATGCCTTTGGTGGACAGGCAGCCTCAGCAGCTAAGGTTGGAACTGGTGCGCTTAAGCAGTTGGGTAATGCCTTTGGCGATTTAAAAGAAGTCATAGGCGAATTAATAATAGAACAACAAAACCAGCAATCAAGCCTGACTAAATTATTGACTACTGGTGTTAATAGGGTTACTGGATTTTTTGAGAAAGTATCAACGTTAAGAAAAACGGGATTAGATTTTAAAACTTCTTTAGCTGGTGCCATATTTGGAACAGAAGAAGATTTTAATATGGTAGAACACGCACTTGCTTCTGCTGAACAAAAAACTGTAAAAGTTGCCGACACAGTAATTAAAAAAGCAAAAGAAGTGAAGCGCGAGGGTTCTATTTTTGGTGCAATGGGCGGAATGTTTGGTACTCCGTCTGTTGGATCAGAAACAGAGCTACCAACTGGACTTGCTGACATGTCAGGATTCATGGGGAAGCAAAAAGAATCAGCCGCTAAAACTCAAAAGGAAATAAATGATTCAATATTAGCTGAAGAACAGATGTTTGTGGATCACATGAACGGCATTTTATCAAGCGGCATGGCTGACTTTGTAAGCACATTTGCCGAGGGTATTGGAAAATTGGCATCGGGTGATATTGGTCTAGGTGATTTTTTCGATGCGATACTTTCACAGATTGGCGGTTTCCTCAGTACATTTGGTAAAGCTCTAGTTGCATACGGTATAGCAGAAGCGGCATTTATGAAATCATTTGATCCTGTATCTAAAATTGCTGCTGGTGCTGCTTTGATTGCAATAGGGGGTTTTATAGGTGGATTGGGGTCAAAAGGTCCGCAAGGTTTTAGCGGTGGCACAAGTGCCGTATCAAGCTCATCTTTTAGCGGTGTTGCTTCTGCTTCACAATTACAAGACGACAGAAACTATACATTTGAGCTGCAAGGTACCAAACTAATCGGAGTTATAAATAACACTAACAGACGAAATACGTCTATAAGATAAATAAAAAAGTTCATTGAAATATTGATATTAACGTGAAAGTTCGTATATTGTACTTGATTTATTTAGAGTATTAATTTAATTTTAATTAGAGTATGAAAACG